TACGTTGTGTGAACCATCAGGATAGTTACCATCTAGCTTGATAGTAGCATCTGTAGCTTCATCATCATAGACCACCAATCCATGCATGGTAACTGTACCATCAAAATATCCATCTTTATACATCAGTGCAGATGTGCCTAAGTCCACAGTATTGTCTGTCTTAGGACGCATAACTGATGCAGTGATGACTACATCCTGCGATGGACCAAGCACTTCAATAGGCGCACCCTCTGCAGTTGTGCCATCGTGTGTGTGTCCTGTAGAAGAGTTAAACGCTGCTACTACTGCGTCAAACTCACCATCTAAGTCTGCTGCATTGATAACGTTACCGTCAGCAATGTTATTACCTGTATCGTTTCTGGTGTAACCTGTTCCCATGTCCGTTTACCTTCTTGTATTTGTGCCGTATTCTAATGTGATAGCATCTAGTGAAAATGGTGGGTCTGCGCTATCTGAAGTATATATTAGAGATACAACAAAACCCGTTCCTATTAGTTGAGTTTCAAATAGTGTTTGTAGTTTAGTGCTGAACACTGCTGTAGATCCATAAGTAGCTTGACCATAAAACGCAACCGTCCCTGTGTTATTGTCAAAGTCTATTTGAGTAGGTTGTACACTATCTTTCTGGTCAAAGTCAAGCTTTAAAGATACGTCAAAGGACACACTACCTTGTGGATCTGTATATAAAAACATCTTATAAAATGTTTTACGTAGTCTTGGGTCATTTATAGGCATAAAAGGTGTAGCAAAAGTAGTTACTATATTGTCACCATCAAAGTCGCTACCATTTTCTAGCTGATACAAGTACCCATCATCATTAGAGAATACTATTGTTTCTGTACCTTGGTAGAACCTGCTATCTGCTACGTATGCCCTGATACCCCTTGTTTCTGCCCAGGCCATATCTTCGCCACCTTGCCCAGCAAACTGTGTGCCTAATATACCTTGAGCGTTCTCTTCTGTCAAGCCCTCTTTGTATCCTAATATACGATACTGTGACTTTTCTCGAATAACTAAACTTGTAAAAGATGTGTTAGATGTAATGAAGTCTGTTGTTTCTTTTTGTATAGTCTTAGATACAACAGCTAAACCAAAGTCACCTATTCTATCTGTACCGCTTAGTAGTCTTAAACCATCAGGAGCTAGGAACATTACGTCACCACCAACTTCCTGTATGGTATCTTCATCAATACAACCTATGTCAAGCGTTACAGGTTGTAACTGAAAGTCTGCTAAAGTGTTACCTACTAACTTCTGTATTGAGTTTTCAGTAAATATTATAAGCTGCTCTCTGAAGACAATCAAGCCTGTTACGTCAGTGCCTACAGATATTACACCAGAACCGTTAGCTGCTGAAAAGTCATTATCTGTAAAAGGTGCAGTAAAAGTTATCTGATGATTCTTAGCAAAGAATAACTGGCTCTTAAAGCTTGCAACAAACTCTGCTCCAACTACATCTGAGGGTGCGTCATTTAGCGCAGTAAAGGTTGTTCTGTCGTACAGAGCAGGTACGTTAGTACCATCTACTATAGCTATTTTTTCTGTACCACTAAAGTTATACCTAGAAAACCTAGTTTTACTAGCACTTTCTCTTGATGTACTCAAAAAAGTTATTGCAGCATCATTTGCTGGAGAACTATCTAGTGCAGGTGTTATTGTTATTGTAGCACCACCTGAAGACACTGTAGGAGTAGAAACTATAGTGTATATCAGATCTACACCAGCTATCTTAAATACGTCACCACCTTGAGGTGTGCTAGTCAGTCCATCTACTATTAAGCTAGTACCTGTCTGTGATGCACCGTTTACTAATACTGTTCCGTAAGATGGCACATTTACAAGTGTGTACCCTGTGCCTGATGTTTTGTAAAGACTTTGATTCTTAGCTACAACGACATCACTTAAAAAGATGCCACAACCTAAAGTCAAGTAATTAGAAGTCGTACTTACAAACTCTACAGAGTCTCCGTTTGATGGCGATGTAAGTAGACTTGAAGTTAAACTTAAATCTGCTGTATTAGCTGATCCATCAAATGTAACTGCACCTGCTGCTATAGTATATACTTTAGAAAAAGTTAACTCTGCATCGTCAGCTAATGTTTGTGCAGTTGATAATACAATATTGTTTTGGTCAGTTACTGTTGCTACTGTTACAGTACCAGAGATACCTGTACCTGTAACTGTCATACCTACAGCAATAGTACCAGCGTTACCATCAAGAACTAATGCAGTAGTAGAAGTTGTAGCACCGTTCACATTAGCAGTAGCGTGTATTAACTTAAAAGTATCACCTGCCTCTGGTGTCTTTCTTATATTAGCTATATTTAAGCTTGTACCAGTTTGACTTGCACCATTTACTACAGGAGCGCCATAAGGAGGTATAATGTTACTGTCAAACTTATCAAAGCCCTCTATCCTACGATAACCACCCTCAATAGATGGTTCAAAGTTTCTAAGGATACGTGCAGAACCTGGCATGTTAATACCTTGCTGCAAAGGACTCATATTAGTAATAAGACCACCACGAAACTCAATCGGGTATGTTTCACGAGTTGTAGGCATTTATTAAAGCGCTCTAGTTGAAGTTGTCGTAGTGTTTCTAACAGTGGATCTTATATAGTCGTAACGGTTTATGTACAGACTTCTCATTTGCTTTATCTCTTGCTCAAATCTACTCTGCATCATGTTAGACTCTTGAGCCTCACCTCTAAACATGTAAGCAAAATACATAGCACCATTTACAATTACATATCTAAACTGCTCTGGTATGCTAGGCACGTCTGTGTCATTAATTAAGTCAACAGGCAATCTGTAGTACTCATATACTACTTCATAGTTTTGATCTGGTGGGTTTATGATACCAAACTCTTGACTTGGCGCTCTAAACACACGGCTAGGTAAACCTCTTACACTTGTAGATGTGTTGTACTCTACATCAACATATTTATCTAAATACTCTTCATAAGTTATTTCTTTTAGTTTTATTGTTGAGTTACCTAGTGTATCATTCTGCTTTATTCTAAAGGTGTTAAAGTTAATAGTCTTTGCATCTGCAGGAAAACCGTATCTAACTATACCTGCTGTTAATGTTTCTGTTTCTTCGATGTGATTGAAAGGCCATTCAAACTCATGCTGGTTTATGTATCGTATGGCTGCATTTACAGCATCCTTAACCATAGCGTACTCACCTTTGGCGTTCAGGAAGTTTGCAGCAGTACCTGTGCCACCTGTAAGTTCTACTTCATTAAGTCTACGATTTACGTCATTTACTAGACCGATATAGTCATATGCCATATTAGCGTTCCTTCAGCCGTAGTTTAATACTTCTTTCTGCAGTACTGCCTGTAGTATCTGTCATTTGACAAAAGAAAGTATACTCTACGTTGTTTTGACCACCAGCTATGTTTATAGTAGCAACAGTGTCTGTATTTGTTTGTGATATGTTTTGTATGCTGTCTGTTGTAGCACCGCCAGATGCAGTTGTTAAGTTTTGCCCTGCTGTTAGTAATGTTTTAGTGTTATACAAAGTCGATTTAACAAACCATTTAACACTACTAATTGTAGCAGTATCAAGAAACCTTGACCAGTCTACACTGTAGTCTAGCGTTTCATCTGGGTCTTTTATGGGCCAACGAAAACTCATCTATCAATCCTCATTTGCGTAGACAACCCTATCTGCTGCTGTGGGTTTTTTCTCTACGAATACTATTCTTATTTCGCCTGGAACTCTTACCGTTCTTTCACCTGCTGTACTCATTATGCTGCTCTTGGTACATTAACTGCACGTCTTCTGCTATATAGATGTGCTACTGCCTCAAAGTCAAACTGTACTGCTGTTATAGTAGGATCGTCTATTACCCCTGTCATAGCAACTGAAGTTAAACCTGCAGTAGTATGAGTTGTTACTCCGTTTACAGCACCTGTAGCAAAAACACTTGATGTTGCGTTTCCTGCTAGTTCTTCTTTTACGTTTGGACTTATTGTTCCAATAGACGCTGTAAGTAAGAAGCTTCCAGTTTGTTTAGTAAAGTTAACAACTGGCTGTACCGCACCTATGCTACCTGTAGCAGATACGCTTGCTAGAGCCTCAGATACGTCTACTTCAAAGCCACCTGCTGCAACATTTTCTATTGCACCTGTACCAGCTACACCAGTTAAACCAACTGTATTGCTGATAGATAATGTACCAATGCTTCCTGTGGCTGATACACTACCAAGACTATGAGAGGTACTAAACGTAAGTGTACCTATAGCGCCTGTCGCTGATACACCTGTTATATCTTCTTGTATATTTACAGATACAG